AAGAAGAAGCCAAACTTGTCATGCAATGTCTTGATTTGGCGACCAAACACGGGGGCTTGAACGCCGCAGCAGCCATCCTGCCTGTGGCTCGTTCTATTGAGGGGCAGTTGGTTGAGCCCGAAAATCCCGAAACATAAGGATAGCCTCAAACCCCGAAGCATAATACAATAACCAGATGGCCAACCTCTCTTCATTCTATCCCCAGCCAGTAATAGCAGGTACTACTGCTGGAACTTTTGCAGAGGGTAATGCGCCTCGCATTATCGATGTTACCCATGCAGAATTATTGTCTTTGATGGGGGCTCAAAATCTTAAGAGAGGATTTCACTATCGGATCACAGACTTTGTGACCGAATACATGGCAAACGATAATTCCGATGGATTGCGAGAATGGATCTCCCCGTCGAATACGGCTAATGTAAGCCTTAACAATGGAACGGCCTTCACGGTGGCATCTATTGCGGCCACACCAGAGCCATTGATCGTCTATGCTTTTAGTTCAAGTGAAGTCTCTGAGGAGGCTTATTCTGAACTGTACCCTAAAGACATTATTCACTACGACCCCGAACTAACTTACCTTGACGGCACGCACACCGCAAAAGGATTTATCACTTACAGAAAAGACACCGTGCGGGAGATCGCGTGTGATTACGATTGGCGAAACGTGCGCTTTAAAAGATGGAAACTTGACCCGACAGCAACCACCAACTTTGCAGGAGGCACCACCACGGCTATTTCGCCGCTTGCCACTTCTACCAGCTACAATGTTGGAGATGTTGTAACCCTTGGAACTTCTGCTAATAATGCGGGCGTTCTGCTGTGCGTTAAAAAACACACCAGTCCATCAACCATAACGACCTTCGGTTATCTGCCAACCTACGACCCAAATGCATGGATTCCATTTTTCAATCGTGTGCGCGGTTTCATACACACTCCAGCATTGCTAAAGCCAAGTTACAACGGTGCTGGCGTATATCTTGGGGGGTATGGGCAGGCCAGTTATCTTTACACATTCTCGGAAAGCAACGGCACCGCTTCAACATCAGCAGCTTCGGCCATTACCATTACGCGCCCCACGGAAAGTCTTGCCTTTTCGGATAGATATAGCTTGAGCTTCAACAATATCGTTATCGTCAGGGCCGCAACGGGAAGCACTATTTTTGCAAAAAATCTTGAGCTTGCCAACTGCAACGACATGACGCTTTATGGTATAAGCGAAAAAGGCGATTGTGTTTGCAGGGACAGCTTCAACCTCTATATCGACGGCACTTTCCAAAAAAACGAACTTGTTGACGCGACAAACAGTTTTTTTCTTTCAGACACACGCGGATGCAGGATATACAATTTCGATGAATGTATCATTCACGGGAAAGTTACTGATGCTGTTATTGAATCATTAACATCGTGCTGTATTGGGCGAAACTCTTTGCAATCCCGTTTTTTTAATTGCCGCAATGTGTCTTTTATTGCTGGCGACTCAGAAAAAAGGCTGGTTGTGGAAAATCCATTGGAATTATCCAATGGCCGTGCACTTTACTTGCAACCGTTTCTTCAACAGGGAATTAGTGGACTTGAACAACAAGCATCGGATGTAAAAGTAACGGTTGGATTTATTAAAATACCGCACTACGAATACCGAGACGAAAACGAAAACTTGGCGCGTGTGTCGGTTTATGGAACTACGCCCATTCTTTCGCGCCACGCCGACGATGCGGTAACGACCAGATTACAGGCCGCAACCGAGCCATCCTTCAAAAGCATTTTCACAACACAAGACCACGCCACGCCCACCTACGTCCGAAACACAGATTGCTGGTGCTACGATCTTGCGGAGGAAATGACTTGCATTAGTCCGTGGAATAGCGCCAGCGGAAGCCCCAGTGGCGTGACGGGAGGTGGCACATTAATCACGCCTCGTCATATCTATATGGCCGCTCACTTCAAGATCCCTGTCGGTGCCACTATACGATTTGTTACGGCAGACAATGAAGTGGTTGATCGTGAATTGGTGGCAAGCTACACCCATCCATCCTATGTGAATGGTAACACCAATTTTGACGTAACAGTCGGATTACTGGCCAGCGATGTGCCAGCCTCCATTACCCCAGCGCAGACTTTGCCGCCAAACTTTAACGATTACTTCATCGATCAAGCTGGAGGATTGTATCTTTCCAGACCCCCTGCTGGCGCACTTTACACTGATCAAGAGGAAAAGGCACTGGTGATTGATCATATTGCCTCCAACTCGGATATCCATGATTTTTATCCGCCAATATCCACGCTTAAGTTGTCGGCCTTTGAAACATTAGTCACAGGAGACTCAAGCAACCCCGTATTTTTCATAATCAACGACAAGTTGGTTTTGCTTGCTGCTTGGTCGGCGGTTCGCGAAGGCGGCTCCGCCTTTGGCTGGGATTACAGCACGCCGCTACGTGCAAATGGTAGTAGCAAGGCCCCGCTTCTTCAAGCCATGATTGACGCGGTAGACGCCGCGTATGGCGTTTCTACGGGACATCAACTTGATCTTGTTGATTTAAGCTCCTTTGTAAAATTCACTACAAGTTGATTAATTTGACTTAAATCCCGAAACAAACTAACCTACTTATTCCTAATGGCTTCTTACGGCAACGCAGAACTGGAGAATCTAAACGAGGCGGGATCTCCCCCTCCAAAGCGGATCAAGTCCTCCGACAATCTTATCTCCATTGCGGATAAGTATATCGAACAGGACGAGGATGCGGCGTATCTTCGGGCGCGGGCGCAAGCTCTAGTCAACGGCGAAGCACCCTATGACGCCGAAGAACTGAAATCCAAGGGGCTGACCCATGTGGTCAATGCCAACTTTGGAGAAGCCAATGCCATCATGGAGGCGGCTCTAGCCCCCTATATTGAACTCCAGAACGGGGTGCCCCGCATCGCCAACGTCATCATGGACTCCTACGAGGGAGACTCCAACGAGGACTCCGAGATCATCTCTGAGGAGTTTGACTGGATGCTCAAGGAGTGGAACGACCATGCCTACAATATGCAACTCCTCTCCCGCGAGTTTGTCGGAGATGGAGTGGGAGTAGCCATGTGGCCCGACGAACGCTCCATCTTCTGGGAGCCCTGTGGGCTAAAAGACTTCAAGGTGGCCCGCGATACCAAGGTGTCAGATGAGGCCATCGAAGTAGCCATCGTCCAACGCTCCATGAGCGTGAGCGAGCTATACAACTACATCCGCAATCCCAAGGCAGCTAAAGACCTTGGGTGGAATCTGAATGCGGTCAAGCAGGCCATCTGGAAGGCTTCGACCAAGCGGGATCAATGGAAGAACTACACCGCCCACTGGGAAGACTTTGAGCGCGAAATCAAGGAGAACGACCTCTACGCTGGAGAATCGGCCTATCATCGGGCACAACTGGTCTACGGCTACAACAAGGAATTTGATGGCAAATTTACCCAGCTAATCGGCAGTCGGGATTCTTCGGACTTCCTCTACGAACGCTACAGCCGCTATGGGAATGTGAATCAATGCTTCGTCATCTTCACCTACGGGGTCGGTCAAGGCACCTTCCACACCATTCGCGGGCTCAAGCAGAAGATCTACAATCAGATCCAGATTTCCAACCGAGTGCTGTGCCAAGCCGCCCAAGCCGCCATCACTTCTGGTTTGATCCAGTTGCAGGGTGACGCCGAAGCCATCCAAGACTTTCAGTATATTGAGGTCGGGCCGTATACGTTCATCCCAAGCGGGCTGACCCCAATCCAACTTCAACCTCCTGCCGTAGCCACTCAGGGTCTTCCTGTTTACAACTTGATGAGTCAGGTGTTGCAGAACAATACGGGTAGCTATCGTTCCCGTCAGGTGACACCCGAAGGCCAAGCCCGTTCCGCTACCGAAGTTGTGCAGCAAGCCCGTCAAGAATCGACGCTGAACGCCGCAGCATTGGAACTCTTCTACACTCCGTATAACAAACTTCTGACCGAGCAGTATCGCAGGGCGGTCAGTCCCCTCCTTACAGCTAACGACAAGGGTGGACGCCTTGCCTTGGAATTCCGCAAACGCTGCCTTCGCCGTGGGGTAAGTGTGGAGCGTATGCGCCAGTTTCTGAAGGTCACAGCATTCCGCGCTATGGGTGACGGAAGCCCCGTAATGACTGAGATGGCATCCAAGCAACTCATGGAGCTTTATTCCTTAATGGACGAAAAGGGCAAGGAAAATACCCTTCGCTCTGTTATCGCTGGTATATCTGGTGTGGGTTGGCAGAAGGTCAACCTCTTCGTCTCCGAGAAAGGCCCGCGCCGTACCATTGACTTCGACATTGCCAACCTTGAGAACGGCAACCTCCGTCAGGGAGTGGCACAGATGGTGCATGACAGCCAGAACCATGCTGTCCATATCGAAGCCCACATTCCCCTCATGGCGGAGATCATCGAATTGCACAGGCAGCAGCAGATGGCAGACGAGCAGGCGATGGCCATCCTCCGTCCCACGGCAGACCATACCACCGAGCATCTGGTCCTCTTCTCAACCAACAGCTTCCGCAAGCAGGAGGTCAACGAACTCAAGCGCCAGCTTCAGAACGTCACTGCCTATGTGGACGAGTTGGAGCAGCAGGTCATCAATCGGGCCATGGCCGAACAAACCCAAATGCAGGAAGCCGCAATGCAGCAGGCTCCGCAGGGTGGACAGATCGACCCCCGCGCCGAAATGGAACTCCAAAAAGCGCAACTCAAGTTGGCAGAAATGCAGGAAAAACGCATGATGAACCAAGAGACCCACGCACAGAAGATGGAAACCATTAGGCAGCAGATGGCTCTCAACGACCTCAAGACGCGGAGTTCTATTCTTGAGAAAACGGCTAGGCCCGCAGGCCGACCCCCGATGGCTACCCAAGCATAATTTTCTACTAGACAAAACCATAGACCGCGTATAGCGGTATAGATTATCTAATGATTGATTGGACAGACCAAGATGCCCGTGAATGGAGTAAGACATGGGCGATGCCCCATATGCAAAAGGGGCTGCGATACATTGCAAGGCGCGTTAGGCCGAAGCGTTCAACAGGCCCAGTGGCCCAAGGCTTTGATCTGTCTCCCGTGTTTATCAAGAGTGCGGGTTTTTACGAGGGCTCTCAAGAGGTCATTGATCTTATTTCTATTCTGGCCGAAGGCAAAGTAGAAACCAAGCCCAAATATGACTTGCCACAACCCTTCTCCCATATAACTTCAGAAGAAACAACCGCTTAATAATTAAGCTATTTATACAACAAAGTAACTATTAACGATACATACACTTATGGCCGATATCCTCAACTCAGCCCTGACGGGCGATGCAGATTTTGCTGGAACCATCTTTGGTGGTAAGAACCAGCCCGAAGTTCAAAATGAAGCGCCCGAGCCAACCCCAGAGCCCGAAACAGCCGTCGAAACCCCGAAAGAAGAAGCTCCCAAGGCGGAGAAAAAATCTCCCGTTGAGACGAAGCCCGAAAAGAAATCCAAGGCCACCAAGGAGGAAGCGGCGAAAGTAGTTGAGAAGATTACCGAGAGCGCATCCAAGGAAACTAAAGAGGAGACCCCGAAGGCTGAAGATGACGATCTCCCCCTCAACCCCCACTTCCAAGACAAGAAGGTTTCCGACAAGCCCGAAGGCGATGATTCCGAGAAGGGTGTCTCAAGCTGGAAAGAGATCAAGAATGAAATGAAAAAGGCCCGCGAAGAGCGGGACCGCCTCAAGGCCGAACTGGACGCCGAAAGGGAAAAGATTGGGAAATATGAGGGAGAGACCGTCAAGTCCCTTCAGGAAGAGCTTGAGGGATACAAAACCCGACTTGCAGAGCTTAATCGCGAGCTAAAGACCGCCAACTTTGAAAGAAGTCCCGAATACGTCGAGGCCATCAAAAAGCCTCTAGCGGGCCTTCAGGGCGATCTAAAGGCCATTGCAGAGGCCAATGACGCGGACTTCAGTAAACTCTGGCAGGCCCTCACCGAGCCCGATGCCCGAAAGAGGATCGACTCCTTGGAGGATCTGACCAGCGACTTCAAGCGCATGGAGCAGTTGTCCATCGTCAAGATGGCCGACAAATACCATGAGTTGGCCCAATACCATGAGCGGTTCCAGAAAGAGGCCGAAACCTTGGCCGAAGCCGAAAACGCCCGCAAGGCCCAGTCCGAGCAAGAATTCATTGAGAACGACCTCCGACTCCAGAAAGCCTTCACGGCCAAAACGTGGACCAATCTGGAAGACCGCTACAACTTCCTCCAAGAGGTTGACGGTCAGGATGAGTGGAACGGTCATATCCGCAACGCCAAAAAGGCCGCAGCCGAAACCAATCTGGATCGTCTGAGCGTCGAAGACCGAAGCGCCATCTTGGCCAAGTCGGCAGTAGTCCCCTTCCTTGAGAGCGCCATCTCCCACTACGCTGCCCAGTTGCAGAAGGTGAGCGAGTCCAAGGACGCCGAAATCAAGGAACTAAAGGCCCAGTTGGAAGGACTGGTCGGAGCCACCCCAAGTCTGGGCAAGGCCACCGAAACCGATAGCAATGAAGAAGATGAAAGTCCCGATAGTCTGATGAATTTCGGGAAGTCTATCTTTAGGTAATTTACGGGGTGAACCCCGAACCCAAATACGTCATCTACGAGGTAACCAATCTCGTAAATGGAAAGACCTACATCGGCCAGCACATCACCGATGATCTGGAAGACAGCTATCTAGGAAGCGGCAAGGCCCTCAAGGCCGCAATCAAGAAATACGGAAGGGACAACTTTAGGAGGGAAATTCTCCTGTTCGCCCGAAACGAACAAGCCCTCAACATCTTGGAGATGATGGCAGTCACCCCCGAATTCTGCGAGCGCAAGGACAACTACAATCTCAAGGAGGGCGGCAACAGCGGACGCCCGAACGCCGAAATCAGAGAGAAGATGAGGCAGAAAAAGCTAGGACCCCGCAACCACAACTACGGCAAACCCAAGACGGCGGAGTGGATAGCCAAAATCAAAGCAGCCAACACGGGGCGCAAGGCTTCAGAAGAGACCCGCAAAAAAATGAGCGAAGCGGGGAAGGGGCGGAGGCACACGGAAGAGACGCGGAAGAAAATTGGGGCGGCGTCATCCGCATTGCCAAGAACAACAAGCCACAGAAAAAGGATTGGAGATGCCAACGCCAGACCGTTTCCCGATGTCTACAACATCCATACAGGTGAAGAATGTCGGAATAATTTTAACCTATCGGCGTTTTGCAGGGAAAAGAAAATCCACCCAGCGGGACTGCTACGGGTTATTAATGGAAAATGGAAGCAGCACAAGGGTTGGGCGCTTTTGCAAAATTCTAGTGTTGACAAGATTGCAGACTTATAGTAATTGTAGCGCAGACTTAAATCTGAATTGGTCACAGATGCCCTGTTAGCTGGCTTAGTGCTTTCTAAATTATATTCGCCGTTAACTCTCTAGCGCGGCCTAGAACCTTAACTGCTACGGGAAAATCCCGAAGCATAATCCTTAACAATTAATTAGAAAGAAATAATACTATGTCACAACCTGTAGGACTTACATGTGCTCAGATTGACGACCACTTTCAACGCGAAACTGGCCGCATTGCTGTGGGCACCCACCGTTTGGGTCTTTATAAAGATCCTTACCTTCGTCTCGTAACTCAATCCGCCTTCCCTGACGGGATGGGTGCCGTTGTCACCAATACTATCGCCCAGCGCACAATTGCCACGGGCAGTGGCTGGACTGACATTGGAATCACTGGCGGTGTTGAAGTTTGCTCTGTAAATCAAAGCAATTCTGTCAATGCCTGCTTGCCCCCTGTCAAAAAGGTCGGCTATGCGTTCGATCAGAAAACATTCAAGCTCCGCCATCAGGCTGTCGAGTCCGATTGGATCTGCTTGGAAGATGTTCGCACCTCCGCGTTCCCCGTGGACGATGTCAACAACTATATCAAGACTTTGGCTGATAACGTCAACGTCGAGTGGATCAAACGCTACGACAACGACTATATCTCCAACGTCAACGTGATGAGTGTTGAGGCTGGTTTCGACAAGCAAATCGGACTTGGTTCCACTGGTTCCATCACCAACGATCTTGCCACAATCAGCGATTTGAATGCCCCTACGAGCGTTCTTACGACTGGCGTCCTGCGTCAGATCTACGACACTCTCTACTCGGAAAACGCTGGAGATGACGGCGATGCGGTCACGGATGACGGCGCTCCCGTTTTCAACGTGATGTCGGATCGTGCCACCATCGAACAGTTGGTCAAGATCAATCAAGAAATCCGTCAGGATATCCGCTGGAGTGATCGCGTGAACGATCTGCTTGGATCTAACGGCCAGATGCTTCTTCCTAAGAAGAGTTATGCTGGTTTTGTGTTCCACAGCCGTCCGTTCCCGAAACGCTTCAACGATGGGCCTAACGGCACCTTGGTTGAGGTTGCCCCGTATATCACCACTTCGGCCACTAAGGGCACAAAGGCTGTTCCGAATCCCGCCTATAAGAATGCGAAGTATACCTCCACGGTTATCTTCCATCCCAAGGCGATGGAATGGCTCGTCCCGAACCCGAACCTCAAAGTCGGCAAGCTTGTTTACGATGCTCAGAACTATCGCGGAGATTTCCGCTGGGTGAATGAATATTCGTACGAATGTAATCCCGACAAAAACTCGGGCTACTGGCGTGCAAAGATGGCCTGTGCCGTCAAGCAGATCTTCCCGCAATGGGGTTATTACCTGATCCACCTGCGTTGCAGCCTTGCGAACGATCTCGTTCCTTGCGCCTCTGGCAGTGGTTATGGTTACTTGGTTCCCTAATTAGTTAGGTTCCCTTCATCAAGGCTTGCCTCGGAGTCAAATCTGAGGCAAGCTCTATGAGAGGAAATAACTATTATGAAACTAACTATTCCCGAAGGATATACACTGCCCGAAGATGTTGCCGATGGCGACACTATGGAAGAACTCGTTACCTTCCGCGTCGAAGGCGACTCCCTTGTCCCGACCATGATTGCTGGTGTGGAGATTTCCGCCGAAGACGCCGAAGAAGAGACCGAAATGGAGACTGAAGCTGCCGACGAAATGGAAGCAGCCAATCCAATGACGGGCATGGGCGAGCGTATCATGGGCATGGCCTAGCTAGGAGGGGTTCCATAGACTATGGCCCTTCCTACTTTAGACGCTACGTTTGCTTCGGCAGCAGACTTGCCTAGACGGCAGATGCTGGCCAAGTGGCTTGTCAACGAGACTGGCGTTGGCACCATTGCGGACTACTACGATCTGCCCGAACGCTATCTGTGGGCCAAGATTGCTGTAGCTGCTGGTGCCCCGCGAGGAGAAGCAGACTACATCTCCCTACCCAAGAACTACGCTTGGAGTGATATCTATAATGCTGTTGCGGGATTGATCCCTCCATCTAATGTTTTGGTTTCGGGGTCGGGGTTGGTATTTTGCGATGGAGTTTATACACAAGATGGCGAAGAGGGCGGAAAGCCACGATATGTAAAAAGTGGCGGCGGAACAATTAATTGGAATGAGGATAGATGGTTAATTGATGGAAACGACGAAGATATAGATTATGAGGGAATTGAAGATACGGAATTTCCTTGGTCTGTAACAAGTTGGTCGGTTAGCAATGGCGAACCTCCCGTCCCAACCGTCACAGAAATCCCGCAACCAAGCCCGAACCACACCGACTGGAGCGAAAACGTGGCACTGGGCCATATCGCAGCAGCCTATCGCGGGGATACAGGAAATCCCGCCAACCTAGCCACCTACATTGACTGGCCTTGGCGCTACCAAGTAGCCTCCATCATTGATGCTACATCGGTATGTTCGGATGCTGATGCTGGCGTTTTTATTGATGGAAACTTCTTATACAAGATTGCCGACAAGTATTACTCGGATGGCACCTACGAAATTGCCTACAGTTCTGGCCAATGGCTTTACGAAGAAAGTGGAGTCGTAACTCTTAATGTTGTGACTTCATCGGAAGAATATCCTTGGTTGGCTGGTTTGGGGGAAAAGGACTGCTTTGCCAAATTTTCCAATCTTCCAAACGCAGTAATTGTTGAGGGATCTGGAACCGCTTCCTCTGATGGAACATATGTTTATTATTCGACATTATTGGGCAGACCAGCGTACATATTGAACTCCAATACAATATCATGGGATGGGGTATCATGGTATCTATATGATGATAATAGTGTCGCAAATACTTATGCATCTACCGACAATGTTTTGTTCCCATGGCTTGGAACGTGGATGATTGAAAATGGATCTTCGCCAGCCCCAACCCTAACCCCAACTAATGTGTAGTATATGAGTATCGAACAAGTAAGAAACGAACGCGGGGTTAAGATGACCATGAGTGAGTTGATTGCGGGGTTTGCCCTGATGGTCACGGTGTTTTCCGCCCTCAATGGATGGATTGTCCTCCCAGAGCAGATGCGCCATATCCAAAACAACGATGCCAAGCAGGATGCCCGAATTGAGCTTATCCAAAAGGAGGCCATCCAGCGCAATGAAACCCTAGCCCGCATTGACGAGCGGACAAAAAGGATCGAAGATTACTTGAAGTCCAAGGGATTCTAGTCTAGCCTTATCTCCATGAAATCATTCTTCGCAAAACTTGCAGGCATCCCCTCCATTATTTGGAACTTCTATGCTCCGATTATCGCAGAACTTTTAACCTCTGCCGTTTCGGCATTGTTGCCTATCGCCCTTGAAATTGTTGAATCATTGGCCGATTCCGATAAAACAAGCGCCCAAAAACGAGAGGCCGCTGTCAAAAAGCTGTCCTCTGAAGCTCGTCGCTACGGAATCAAAGCTTCCGAATCTCTCATCCGCTTCACAGTGGAATCGGCTGTTCAGCGGTATAAACTGGAGCAACAATGAAAGACAAGTTCCTAGCATTTCTAGTTAGCAAAATGGGCGGGATCATCACCCCAATCATTGCTATTGTTATTGCCACCGTGGTTTCCAAGCTGGCCATGGTTGACCCCAAGCTGGCCGAGTCCATTGACCAGACTAGCCTCACGGGATTCATCGTTGCCCTCATCCTTTCCTTGGTCAACTATTTCACCAATGCAATCAACGTGCGCGGGGTGAAGAAGATCCAAGCCTTGGTCAACACCGATGTGGATGGAGTGGCTGGTCCCCTGACCTACACCGAGGTTCGCAGGGCCATTGAGGTTCCGAAGAAACGAGCAGCAAAATCCCGCAAACCCGCTTGCAGTCGCAAGAAAAGACGGTGAAACCCATTTCCAATGAAACCCTCAAAACAATATTTACCCAAAGGGTCGAAGAAGATCGCAGACCTTTCCTTGTCCGTCTACTCCGTTCCCTACGCTTCACGTTCAAAATCATCAAGCGGGGCCATGCTGGAAAGACAGGCGTCACCATCGGAGTCCGAGGTGGAACGGATTTCTAGGAACTGGGATATTGGCAGGCGGGTGTGCCGTTGGTAATTGGGTGGGCAGTATCCCCAATGTGGAAGTTAATCCAGAAACTACTTGGTCTAGAATCAAAGGATGGCCCAGTGCCGTCCTTGCCGAGCTTGCCATCCGAATCCAAGGAGAACTCAAAGCCCGAGTTGCCCGCAGAAAAGAAGAAGGAAATCCCGAGGCCCGAAACCAAGAAGACTCCCAAGGCTCTTGAGAACCTAGCCAAGATTGCCCTGTCCCAAGTGGGGGTCAAGGAAGTCGGAGGGAATAACAACGGCCCACAGGTGAGGAAGTATCAGGCATCTACAAATCTCAAGCCAGCATCTTGGCCATGGTGCGCGGCCTTCACAAGCTGGGTGGTTCAGCAGTGGCTCAAGGATAAGGAGAACGTCGAGTGGCTGGGGCTCAAGGTGATGACTCCAGAGAAGTGGAGGCCGAAGACGGCAGCGGCGTTTGGCTATATCTCATGGGCCAAAGAAAGACCAGCTACCACCAAGGTTCTCTCCAAGAAAGCCAAGCCCCACGTTGGAGACTTCGCCGTGTTTGACTTCTCCCATATCGGGGTGGTAACCAAGGTGCTATCTGACGGAAGCTTCCAGTGTGTCGAAGGCAACACAAATGGCAAGGGGGCGCGGGATAGCAAATCGGGGGACGGGGTGTGGCTCAAAACACGGTCACCCTCGCTAGTCCGAAACTTTGTACGAATCAACCCATCAACGGTAAAATGAGCAACGAGAAAAAGAAGAAAAAGGTCTACCGCAAGCCACAATCCAAGACCTGTTTCTACTGTGGATCAGAAAAGATTGAACGCCTGAGTATGGGGCCCGTCTCAATCCTCAGATGCAAAACCTGCGGAGAAACCCAAGACTGAGATGGCCGTCCACGACAAACGGTTGCAGAAGGTGCTGGAAAAGCTCTGCAAGGAAATGGTGGAATACTTTGACTCTGGCTTTGTTGTCGCTACATTCCAAGACGGCACCGAAACCAAGAATGCTTTTCTCAAATTCGGCAATGATTACGCCATTGAGGGTATTGTCTCCAACATCCATGATATCCTCTACGGGCAGGACGAGGATGACGATGATGATGACTTGGATGACGGGGATCTGAAAAAAGTTTTGAAAGACACCTAAAACCACAAACTATCACCATGGCCAATGCCACACTTTCCTTCACGCTACCCGACGAACAGGACGAATTTGAAAGAGCCTGTAAGGCAGGCGATCTTTATAGCGTCATTGCCGATTTTGACCATGAGCTTCGCAACCATCTTCGCTATAATTCTCGTCCCACTTTGCATAGCCCTACTGTTGAGGAAATTCGACAGCTTTTGTGGGAGATGGTCTCAGAGCGGAATGTGAACTTCAGCTAATCTTATGAAAAAAATAGCAGTCCTTTCGGACTTCCACTGTGGCCACAAAGTCGGCCTCACACCCAGAGGCTACCTCCCCGAACAGCCCGTCAAAGAGCGGTCTGAATGGGTAACGGCCAACAGAGCCTACTACAACTGGTATGCCCGCGAGATTGCGCGTAACGGCCCCTACGACATCGTTTTCCTCAACGGGGATCTGGTGGATGGTCGGGGAGCCAAAAGCGGCGGTACGGAGCTTATAACCACCGACATGGAGGAGCAGTGCGACATGGCAGTCAAGCTGATCCGAGAAATCCCGAAAGCAAAGAACTGCAAGATGGTTATCACTAGGGGCACCCCCTACCATACGGGAAACGAGGAGGACTGGGAAAACAACATCGCCCAGAGGGTGGACGCCCGAATCGGAGAGCATGAGTGGGTGGATGTTGAGGACGTAATTTTCGACCTCAAACACCACCCCGCAGGATCAAGCAACGTCCCCCACGGTAGGCATACGGCAGTGGCCAGAGACCGCATGTGGAACATCATGTGGGCAGAGCGCGAACTCCAGCCCAAAGCCGATATCTTCATCCGAAGCCATGTCCACTACCACAACTACGCAGGAGGCCCCGACTGGCTGGCTATGACCACCCCAGCCCTTCAGGGATTCGGGAGCCGCTACGGAGCCCGCCGTTGCACGGGACTGGTGGACTTCGGATTCGTCGTCTTCACAGTCAACAAAGGAACCTACACATGGCAACCCATCATAGCACAACTAAAAGAACAAAAAGCA